ATTCTTAAATTATTTTTAGCTAATTTTAAGATAAGCTTTATATAATATAACCATCAAATGAAGACCTCCTAACTTTGTTTGATGAAATCCTAAAACTTTTCTTTTTCATAATAATCTCCCCTAACTCCACCCAATCAGGTGGAGTTTTTTGGCTATATTTCAGGCTTTTGGGGACTATTCTAAAAATCATTTTCCGATATTTTCAGGTATTTTTCGGATTTTGGTCGGGGACTTGGCGGGGACTTTTTTAGCGAATATGACTAAGAAATAGGTCTGTTGTCGCTTCAGCGAGTTCGTCCTCTACTTGGTTATAACGATCGGTCATATAAACCTTTGTATGGCCGAGCGCCTGACTTAGTTGTTCAATAGGAACTCCTGCAATAATGCTCTGAGTCGTGAAGAAGTGGCGCATCATGTGAGGTGTAATGTGCAAGCCTGTCACTTCATTCACTAGATCAAAATTCCTATTCAATTGGTTTGGATTGATGAGTCCACCTTTTTCGTTGATAGTGATATAATCCTTTTGTTGATCTTTGATAATCCCTAACCTTCTTTTAACCTTGGCAGCCTCAGCTATCAGATAATAGACAAGATCTGTCCCAATGTCATCAAGGCAGACATAGCGCTCCGATTCCCTTGTTTTAAGCCCTCCTTTCCCTTTCAAGGTCTGATTGCTTCGACTATCTCTAAGATGCAGTATAGCCCGTCCGCTGTCGTTCTGAGTGATGTCCATTGGACGCAATCCAAAGACTTCTCCTCTTCTCAATCCAAAAATTGTCAGATAGGTCAGAGCGTAGAATTGCTTTGGCATGATCTCTTCTGCCTTTGCTATCCAAGTCTTGAACTCTTTGAGAGTCACTTTCTTGTTAGCTGCAGGAATATCACTCTGGCCAATAAAGACACCTTTCAAGCGATTTGAGAGTAGATTTCCGTTCTTTACGGCATCGTTTAGCAAGGCCATAAAGCTGGAATTGAGGGTTTGAACAGTGTATCTGGTATGTTTTTTTAGCTTTTCAGCGATAAACAGTTCATACTCATTTCTATCCAGGTTTTTAAGCGGGATAGAACCAAATTTGGATTTGATATGGTTCTTGTATAGATTGTCATTGAGGTAGTAGGAGGTTTCATTCCAGCGCCCTGTTGACAATCTCTTTTCAGAATAAATATCCCAATACTGATCGAGTGTCAGATTCGTATTGATACCTAATTCTTGTTCTTGGATTTGTTGCTCAAGCTCTACCAAGGCTGCACGAGCTTGAGGGAGAGATGTGAAACCACTTTTACTTTTTTCTCTTTTTTTACCTCGGAAGAAAAAAGACCGTCTGACGTAGTAACGCTTGCCTTTAGCAGTCTCATAGTAATAGATATTTGGGTATTTTGTTTTGATATATTTCATTTTATTCTCCTTGTTTATCGGCTTCTGGACAAGGTCTAAACATTGAGAATATTGACATCACCCCTTTCATGTTGTAAAATAGGGTATAGAAAAGAGGCCTTTTTAATGGCTGATTTTTATACAAGTTGAGCTTCACAATCAAACTTTGGCGAGGGCGATTGTGGGGCTTTTTGTTATTTGTTTTTTAATTCTTTCAACAATTCAATAATTTCTTCGTTTTGTCTGATTTTGATGAAATTTTGTTGTATCTGAATAACTTCGTATAGATTGGCTGCACTTGCTGTCAAACTTGTAAAAAGTTTATCATTCAATACATGACCAGCTTGAGCTACATGTTCAGGATACTTTTCCCAAATATGTAGCATACCAGCTTCTTCATAAAAATCACGAGAAGAGAGATAATATTTTTCTCTAGCAGCATCAACCTTTGCTTGCTTTCCACCAAATAATGCCATAATTTTTTCCTTTCTTTTTCTGCATTAGCAGTTTCTAAACACATTTTCTCTAATTATAGCCTGATACTCATCTTTTACCATCATTTCCTCTGTCATGCTTTTAAGATTGTAGTAGGCCATAAACTTGAGATAGTCAAAATCTGTCACATTTTCTAGTTGCTCTAGTGCATCTTTTACAAGATAATGAATCATCATCCTATCCGCTTCGTTTTCGCAGCGTAGACGAGCGTTTTGGTATTCTGATAGCGTGTGATTTTTATGCCCAAGCTCATGCAATAGCACTTTTACTCGCTCTTTTTTGTTGAGTTTACTTGATAAAAAAGCTGTGTTCGTCTCTTTTTCGTAAAAACCCAGTTCGTCAGGAATTAAATCACCATCAAAATCAACAATGCGAACTTGAAAATGACTTATAATTTCTTTTTCGGTCACTAAGCAGCACCTCTAATCACCAGCTTCTTTGAGATAACCTTCAATGATAGACTGGATGATTTTCTTCTTTTCGTCTGTTAACTCTCTACCGCCGAACATCATAACATTAGATGCCATTTCTTCAACATTTAGAACTTTCCCTTGCCATGTGTACTCTTTGGAATCACCAGCGATGGCAGGATTATCTGTCCGACCGAGTAAATAATCTGTGGACACGTTGAAGTAGTCAGCAACAACTTTCAATTTTTTTGGTTTTGGCTCGCTATTTTTCCATGAGTACAAAGAATTTCTAGCGAAACCTATCCGTTCTTCTAAATTATTTAAAGAAATACCTTGTTTATTACAAAGTTCTTTAACGATTTCAAATGTCGGAAACATTGTTTTATCAACCTTTCTAGAGGATGACAAAAAATATTTTAAAAAACTCTGTAAAATAACTTGACAAAAATTAAAGAGTTCTGTAAAATATAATTTGTAAGCTAAAGAGTTAGCGAATAAGACAACTAAAAATAAAGCCTAATGAAACTGATTGGCGTCCGTTTTCTAGGTAGAACCTTACTTTTAGTAGGTCTTTTCACTATGGTTTTATTTTATAAAACTCTTTAAAATTTGTCAAGAAATTCGCTAACTTTTTAGATAATTTTTTAAAAGAAAGGAGAGGGAGATGAGCAATTTATCAAAAAAATCATTACCAATCCAAGATTTAGAAATCAAGATTAGTAGTGATTCTAGTGTTCCACACGTTATTTTGAATGGAATTGATTTCCGAGCTGAGGGTATCGGCCTTAAATCTATCAAAATTATCTGGGGGACTAAGGGGGGTGAAATCCCAGAATCTCTCATTCAAATTGATTATATAGACGCTCGCGAACAGCTACACGAAGCAACTGTTAAGCAATCATTTCAAAATACGCTACTTAAATAATTCTGGGTTTGTGGCGAAATTAGCAATGATTTGAGAGGCTGTTTGAGATAGAAAATTTAGTGAAAAGACACCTACTTTTTCAGCGACACTCTTGGTTTCTCTCCAAACTTTAGGACTCCTTACTGAATCAAGAAACTGGTGTCCTTCGTAAGTCATGCCATGAACAAAAGCAATATACAAAGAATTTGAACCGTCAAAGGTCGGAGACCAATTTATAAAACCAGCTTCTGATAGTAACTCACAGTGATAAACAATAGTATTTGTCTCATACTTGTTAGCTCTTTTAAACTTCGAGTTATTAGAGAAAATAAACGGTTCTGGATATTGATGTAATTCTTCAATGTCTAGCAAAATATCTCTTACTAGTTCTGGTTCAAATTTCATGTTATACCTCCGAGTTTTATTTACATTATATCAAATTTAGAAAGGAAAAATAATGAGTAAAGAACTTAAAAAAATCAAGGCTAAAATAAAAACTCGTTTGATTGAGTTGGATATGACTCAAACTGAGTTAGCTAAGCAAGTTCCTGTTGCAAGTTCGGTGATTTCTGAATTGTTGCGATACGGGAAAGGCAGCGACACTGTTAAAGAGAAAGTGTCAGACGTTCTAGGAATTGAAAATCCTTGGGCAAAGATTTAGATAGTAAGGAAAAAATTATGAACGAAATTTTTAACTTTCACGGGCAGGAAGTCCGTACTTTGACAATTGATGATGAGCCTTGGTTCGTTGGGAAGGATGTTGCGGACATCTTGGGGTACGCTAAACCTTTGGATGCAATTTCTCGGCACGTTGATGAAGATGACTCCGTGAAATACGGACTCACCGACAATCTAGGTCGAACACAAAACACTATCATCATTAACGAATCTGGCCTCTACTCTCTTATCTTATCCAGTAAATTGCCTCAAGCTAAGGAGTTCAAGCGCTGGGTTACATCAGAGGTCTTGCCAGCTATTCGCAAGCAGGGCGGATTCATCCGTGAGGACTTGGATGAGGATGCCTTCATCGCTCTATTCACTGGCCAGAAGAAATTGCGTGAGCAACAGGCTACCATGCTGGAAGACATTGACTATCTCAAGAGTGAGCAACCAATTCATCCAAGCTATGCTCAGTCGCTTCTGAAGAAGCGTAAGGCTCGGGTCGTGGCTTGCCTAGGTGGCATTGATAGCCCAGCTTATGCGGATAAGATTTTCGCACAATCGGTCTTTAGACAAGCCGAGATTGATTTTAAGGATCACTTCAACATCAGTCGCTATGACTTGCTACCAAAGAAATTTGCAGATGCAGCCTTGGCCTATTGGATGACTTGGGAGCCAAGCACCAATACCAAGATGAAAATTATGAAATTGAACTCATTTGACGAAGTGTAGGAGGGGAAGAAGATGGACAATGTTCTACTTTCGTTAACAGACTGGATCAAATCCATTATCAAGGACACGATCACAAGGTTGGTTGAAATAGAAAAAGATAGTGACCACTATCCTGAATTGATGGATGTGAGCACTACCTGTGAATTTCTAGGAATTAAGTATGACACATTTTCAGATAATTATCGTTACTTAAAGGGATTTCCTAAAGAACTCCCTGGTAAGAAATGGTCAAAAAGAGCCATCAAAGAATGGCTCTCTAATCAAATATAATAACTTTACTAAAAGGCTTCTGGACAAGGTCTTAAAAGAGGAGAAAAACATGAACAATTTACAAATTATCGTAGCAGGCACACTAGTATCAGTAGTCTTGATTGAATCGCTGATGATGAATATCAGACTTAAAAAGGCACTTAAAAGGAAATCAACGACTAGTGAGATTAGTCCTCAGCGTAGCTATCAAAAGGGATTTGTTGACCCTAAAACTGGCAGACGTGTGGATATTGACCCTAGAACCAGAAAAGAAACGTTTGTGGATTAGTAAGAAAAGGAGGGCATCAATGGTAGTTAAAAACAAGCGATACTACTGGATTCAACTCACTCAGGATTTCTTCAAATCCAAAGAAATGAAATTACTTCGTAAGATTGCGGGTGGTGATACGCACACCATAATCTATCTCAAAATGATGCTGATCAGTTTGGAAGATGAAGGGTGTATCTACTACGATGGTCTCGCTGACAATCTTGCTGAAGAAATCGCTCTTATGATTGATGAGAATATTGAAGATATCAAAATTACTTTGCTCTTTCTAGAAAGCAAAGGGTTGCTAACTAGAAGAAATGACAGGGATTATTTCTTAGAACAAGTGCCAGAAATGGTCGGCAGTGAAACCGCAGGCGCTCGTAGGGTTCGTAAGCATCGGGAACAACAAAAAGCGTTACAATGTAACAACGATGAAACAAAGTGTAACGGAGATATAGAGATAGATACAGAGAAAGATATAAAGAAAGATATAGATAAAGACATAAATAAAGATAAGCAAAACTTTGTACAAGAAGTCGAAGCAAATCTTGGTCGTGGTCTTGTCAAATTTGAATTTGACATGATTAACGATTATCTGCTCACTCAAAAGGTCTCTGCTAAACTATTTCTAGAAGCTGTTAAGGTTGCAGTTGCGAATAATGTCCGAAAGTTCAATTATATAGCACGGATTTTGGATAATTGGATTGATCAGGGAATTAAAACTCCTGAACAAGCATTTCAAGCTCAACGGGATTTTCAGGCTCGAAAGAATAATAAAGCTATGAGCGCCAACCAAAAAACGGGCAGCAACAATCCTGAATGGAGCAATCCTGACTATAAAAATGAAACTAGTCCTGAAAAGCAAGCAGAGCTTGAGAGACAGAAGCAGGAGCTATTAAAGAAATTGGAGAAGTAGATGTTTGTTTTGAAACATGGGAACCGTGATACGATTCCTTATTTAATGGATGTAACTATTGACTGTACTGGATTAAAAGCTTCGTTTTCGGACAAAAACAAAGCCATGCGCTTTGTTTCTCGCGGGGCCGCAATTCAGGTAGGCAATGCTTTGAGGATTTCTTTCGGGAATTTTTATCCAGTGGAGCTCAATGGATGATAGGGGGTATTGATTATCAGAGAGATGGTAGTCTGGGCTCTTTTTGATAGCGGCAATGGTTCGTACCTCAAAGGTGCGGAAACATTAAATCGTTCAGGGGGGGCGAACATTGACATCTATTCAATTGGAATGGATATAGAAAACAAGAACAATCATTTTATAAATTTGAACCTTGCTGACTATGGGCGCTTGTTCGGAGACAATACGCTCTTTAATGAGTTAGACAAATTGCCAAAACCTGATTTGATTATTGCTAGTCCACCATGCGAATCCTGGTCAAATGCTTCTGCCATGGAAAATGGGAATGCGTGTTGGAAACGTAATGATGTGTCTGACAGCTTGTTTGCTCCTCAAGTAAGACCTTCACCATTCACAATCAGGGCAAAACAGGATTACGAGTCAGCCTATATAAATTATCAGTATGACAGGCAGTTTCTTAAAAGGATCAATGGGGAGCTAACAGCTTTCAACACAATAGAAATCATAAAAAGATATAGACCACAATTTTGGGTTATTGAAAATCCAGCAGCTGACAGACTGTGGCCTTACATCGAAGATATTATTGGATTCAGAATTCCACACAAAAACCTAGCTAGATACAACAATTATGACTATCCTTTGCAAAAACGGACAATTTTTGGAAGCAATATTGAACTTAATTTAAAAAATAAAATTATAAAGCAGGATATTGAGTGGAAGAATTTCTCAAAATCATACAATGAGAGGTCTAACATTCCTCAAAAACTTGTGATCGAGATTTTTGAGAAAGTATATAAAGAATTTTTAAAGGAGAAAAAAGATGGATAGTAGAAAACTTGAAGAAAAAGTAGAGCAATGGTTCGTAGAAAGAAGTCTACACAAAGCTAATCCAGTCAAGCAGTTTGAAAAGCTCATGGAAGAAGCTGGTGAATTGTTTGAGGGCATTGCTAAAGGTAGGAATGAGCTGATTTATGATGCATTAGGTGACATTCAAGTCGTCTTGATTGGACTTGAGCAGCAGATTCGCAATGGCGCAGAGATTGATGCGACTGCTCAGGAACTAGAATTGTTACTCATGGTTTCGAGCCTTGGCAATCTTGCCCAGAAGCTTTATAAGCATGTGTTTCACAAAGAAACCAAGCAACCGCTCATCAAGCCCGATTTGATGCTTTTGCACAGCGCAATTCATGCGGTGGCTCTCTACAATGAGACAAGCGCCGATGACTGTCTGGCATTAGCTTATCAGACTATCAAACATCGCAAAGGGAAAATGATTGATGGTGTGTTTGTGAAAGAGGAGGATTTAATATGAGAGAACACAGTATTTACATTTTCAGCATTGTTGTTTTGCTAGCTATCTTGATGGCAGCAATCATCAAGATTAACAGGCTCAACGAGCGAGTCGAACAGCTCGAAGCACGGAAACTCATCACGATACATAGAGTCGATAACGCTGGAGGCTCTATGGACGTGCTTGGAAAAATCACTGATAAAGATGTGATTGAGGGGAAATACACGGTTACGGTTGGTGGCTACGGAAAGTTCTTGGTTACTCAAGAGCAGTACGAGAGTTTAAATGTAGGGGATGAAATCCCTGATTATTTGAGAGGAGTTGGAAAATGAAGAAACTAGGAATTATTTTAGGAGCGGTATTTGTAATCGTTGTATCGCCATTTGTGGTTCAGTATGGTTGGAATGAAATTATCACAACAATTGTTCCAGTTGGGAAAATTACAGTCTGGCAGGCATTAGGGATGGATGCACTACTATCTTTCATCTGGCCTGTATTATCCAGTAAAAAAGAATCTGAAGAGGATTTTTCATACGCTGTAAAAAGCAGTATTTCAAAAATCATTACATGTGCATTTTTAATTTGGTTAGCTAGTTTATTTATTTAAGGAGAATTTGGGATGATACCAAAATTTAGGGCGTGGCTCAAGGGCGACAAGGAAATGGTTGATGTTGATGAGATTGCATTTCGTACAAACTGGATTCGTGTGTTCTACGAATTAAATTATTACTGGTTTAAATTTGACGATGTCATCCTCATGCAATCAACAGGATTAGAAGATGATTCTGGTAAGGAATTATTTGTAGACGATGTCATTCTTTGGACTTACTGGGATGAATTTGAAGATAGTGGTAGAGCAAAGATTATCTTTGATAAAGGGATGTTTAAACTGCTAGATATCCGAACAGGCAAAGATGTTTGGGATAATCTATTTGATTGCCTTGAAAACTGTAATGTATACCTTCAAGGTAACGTCCACGAGAATCCAGAACTGGCGGAGGGAATTCAATGACGGTAAAAGAATTTAAAGAGAAATTAAACGAGTTCGATGATGATCTGATAATAGAAGTCATCTTGACAGACGTAGAACCATATGAATTGCTTTCGGAAGTTGATGAACGTGGATGTGTTTCCATTTATTCTGAAGAAGGTAGATATTTTGATTTTCATCTAGGAAATCTAGGGAAATTAATAATTGAGGGGGAAGGATTTTGATTAACAACGTTGTACTTGTGGGACGTATGACCCGTGATGCCGAACTTCACTATACACCACAAAACCTAGCGGTCGCAACCTTTACTCTGGCTGTTAATCGCAACTTTAAAAATCAAAGTGGTGAACGTGAAGCGGACTTTATCAATTGTGTCATCTGGCGTCAGCAGGCAGAAAACCTTGCTAATTGGGCTAAAAAAGGCGCTCTAATCGGAATTACTGGTCGCATTCAGACTCGTAACTACGACAATCAGCAAGGTCAGCGTGTCTATGTCACAGAAGTTGTTGCAGACAACTTTCAGCTTTTAGAAAGTCGTAACAAAGCTGCTAATCATAGCAGCATCGACGAGCAGATGCCACCAGCTTTTGAAAATAGCCAGCCGATGGACATCTCAGATGATGACTTACCGTTTTAGGAGATAAAAATGAAAATATATGATATTCCAAATGATACTTTTGTTATCAAAAATGGAGACACATTACCGATTGAAGACTTACGTTCTCAATGGGAAGATTTGACTAATGAAGAAAAGCAAGATTGGCACACAACTACTTGTAAACGTTTGAAAATTGATGCAAGCACTGTCATTGATCGGATAATTGAAAGCCTTGCTGATACCGGATATGAAGAAATGGATGTAATGTTATATGAACAGTTGCCAAAAGATGCTTCCGAAAAGTTACAAACGGTATTAGATGAGTTATTTGATAATGGAGCAGCTGATGTTTACTATCCAGATGAAAGAATTGATGTTGAGTGATTGGAGGAATCAAATGACAAAACTGATTGGCTTCGGCCGTTGTCTTGGAAAAACGACAATGGCTATTTTAGAGAGTCATGCGACTGGCAATAGGATTTTAGTTGCCAATCAAAAAATGGCAGAAAACACTTTTGGAATGGCGCAGGAATTAGGCTATACAATACCTTATCCAATATGTGTCAACGATTTAGTTCGTACTCCTCATGTTTACTCAACAGAAGAGCACCTCATCATCGATAATGTTGAGATGGTCTTGCAGGAGATGTTTTACAACAAGGTTGATACAATCACCTTTGACAATCGTACAATTGACCCTGAAGACCGCTATCTCGAAGAAATCAGGACCTTAAATCAAGGAGTAGATGCTTGCTACAAAGAAAAAAAGGAAGACCAGAAAATAATTGAAAAGCTAAGGTCAATCTGTATCAGTCAGCAAGAGGCCATCATGAACTATGAATGGGAAAAGATGAAACGCTCTGCTATTGCCAAGAAGAACAATAGAAGGAGATTTTCAAGATGAGAATAATGATAGACGGCGAATTTCAAGCATTCCTAACATTCATGTTTCACTTTATTATGATTGATTGGATTTGGAAATTTCTTGAAATCAATATTGCTGGCAAAGAAAATGGTAATCTACCAGATTCAATTTTGCTTGTGCTACTTTGCTTATATATCACTTGGATTTTGAAAAGGAGAACAAAATGAACGGTTATGAATTTATGTTACAAAATCCATATTTAACAAGCTTTATCGCTATTATGATTGCTATCACAGTCATCAGCACTGTCGAGTCGATTGCTAAAATTTGGAGAAAATCAGATGAACAAAAGAATCAAGAAGAAGAAAGCTAAACAGGCCTTACAACATGAGCAAGAAAGGTTAGCTCAAAAATTGGCTAAGCTAAGTCCTGAAGAACTAGCGAGAATTGTCAGGAAAGGGATTCATGAGATAAGCAAGGTCATTGCTTATATTTTCGATGGGTTGATAGCGTTTTTTAAAAATATGGAGGAATCATTTGAAAGTATTGAACAACAGGGAACTATACAATCTAGACCAAGAGCTCTTCAAGTTCAGAGGCATCGACAGAGCTATTTGGGTAAGAAGAGCGGAGCTCATGTCCAGCAATGGGGAAGAAATTGTAGGAAGTCGTGGCGGAGGTATCAGCAAGCCAACAGAAAGCACGGTCATCAAACTAAGCACAGACGTTCCACTAAGAAACCTAGAGCTATTCAAAGAAACCGTTGAAACCTTCATGAAGGAACTCACTACTGAGCAACGTGATATTTTTGAATTGAGGTGGGGGCAAGCCTGTCTTGACTGGGAAGAAATTGCTGAAAAAATGCATATCAGCACTGCCACCGTTTACAGAAAGCGTAACAATATCCTTGAAACCTATGCAAGAACTAAAGGAATTTTGTAAAATGAGAAAATAAGCTCTTGTATTCTCACCAAAAACCTCTTATCATGATAGCATGAACTTCAATGTGAAAGCCAGCCAGTCGCTGGCTTTTTGTTTTAGTGGAAAGGAGGAAGATATGGAAGAGGTCTCACCAATAAAAGAGAATGATGATATCCAGGCTATGAAAGATTATCTCAGAGAATGGAATGAAATGTATTACATGCTATTCATTACAGGGCTAAATACTGGACTGAGGGTTGGAGATATTCTCACACTCAAGGTCAAAGATGTCCAAGGCTGGCACATTAAGCTAAGAGAAAGAAAGACTGGTAAGCAGATTACTAGACGGATGACAAAAGAACTCAAAAAAGAAATGAGGAGATATGTTGAAGGCAAACCATTTCATCATTTCTTATTCAAGAGTAGGCAAGGTCAGAATAAAGCGATCACTCGTGAGCGAGCCTATCAAATCATCCATGAAGCTGCCGAAGAACTTGGCATTGATAATGTCGGTACACATACAATGCGCAAGACATTCGGATATAAATATTACAACAAGACAAAGGACGTAGGAACATTACAGAAAATGTTCAATCACTCATCACCTGCAATCACCCTGAGATACATAGGGATAGAGCAAGCAGAGCTTGATGATGCACTACGGAACTTTGTCATTTAATTTTTTAGATATTACTTTCACATAATGAGTTAAGCATAAACTGGTAAAATTAAAAGTCTGAAAAGCTATGTTTATCAACGGTTTCAGAAAAAACCTGAGTTTAACAAAATATAAGATATGTTAAAGTGAAAGATAAAATAAGCGCAAATCTAAATACACAACGGAGGTAAAATAATGTTCCCAAAATTTAGAGTATGGAATCACAAAAAAGAAAAAATGATTCATAAAGTCATGGTTGGAAATTGCGATCCGAAAGATAAAAATTGGACGTGTCCAGTAGTTTACGAAGAAGGAGTTGGCTGGTATCACTTCGAAGATTTTAAATACATTACACAATCAACACACACATTCGACCAAGATAAAAAAGAAATCTTTGAAGGAGATATTATCCAGATCGACCAAATCAAAGCTATTGTACGATTTGGGGTATATCGTTATTACGAAGAAGAAAAGGTGCTTTCTGGCAACGGATTCTACTTTGAATGTCTAAATGTTATGGACCCAGATTGTATTGCACCGTTTGAAACAGACATCTTAGCAACAGCTAAGATTATTGGAAATGTCTTTGAGAATCCTGAATTAAATAGAAATTTTGTAGGTTATAAACCAAGATGAGAAAATAAGCTCTTGTTTTCTCACAAAAAAGGATTTATTATGATAGCATAGTTTCTTTTGAAGAGTAGGGATAGGTTTCTGACCTGTCCCTTTTGTGTTTAGGAGGGAGCATGAATGGCGTATTATAAACCAGTCAGACAATCCCTAAAGACGAGAAAGTGGGAAAAGTTCCGTGATAAGATGATGCGGAAGTTTAACTATCTTTGCCAAGAAAGTCTGAGGTATGGTTTATCAGTTCCAGCTGAAATGATTCACCATATCTTTCCAGTATCTGAGTATCCTGAACTTGAGTTTGTGGAATGGAATTGCTTAGCGTTATCTAATCGAAAACATAATACATTTCATGATAGGGTTAATGACAAAGTTATTGGTCAGGGTATTTATTGGCAAAAAAAGAGAAAGAAGGAATTTCAAAAATTTTATGGCTACCCCCCCACTTTTTAAAATTTTCTTGAGCGTCCTGGGAACCGGGGAAGGGAACTTTTTCCAAGTCGGAGGGGTTCAGAGAAAAAGGGGGTAAAAACTCAGCGATTTTGGGAAAGGGGGTTAGTTTTTGGCTAAACCGATTACAGCGAAGTCAATCAAGACAAAAGTGGTCAAGCAGATGAAAGATTTGGGCACTTATCGAAAAGAATTTGAAATGATCATTGATATTTTTGCTGGAATGTTGTTTCAGTACCAGAAACTAGCTCAAGAATATGCTGATATGGGCTATCCTGTTACAGATGTCTATGTCAATAAGGCTGGTGCTGAGAATGAAAGGAAAGTTCCTATCTTGACAGCGATGGAAATTCTTAGGAAAGACATCTTGAGCTATTCTAACCAGCTTATGCTCAATCCAAAATCACTTGGTGAGGTTGTGGAACAGGACAAAGGCTCACCACTTACTGAGGTCATGAAGTTTAAGAATGAACTAAAAAAGAAGAGGGTGAGAGATGGATAAAGACTTTGAGATTAGGTTCTCAGCTTTCCGTCATGCTCTGACCAATCTTGGTAAAGCCAAGGCCTACGTTGACTATGTGCTTAACTTTCAAGAAGAGCACAATGAAGAACGTATTTTGGCTGCTGAACGCTTTCTCAGGGATTTGGAAAATCCAGCCTATGAACTGGATGAAGATATAGTTGATTTTGCAATTCACTTCATCGAGAACTCGATAGTCCATCAGCAGGGTGATGACATGTTTGCTATGTCCATCCGTAACAAGCCACTGATTTTGCAACCGTGGCAACATTTCACGGTTGTCAATCTCTTTGGTTTCTATCATGCTGGGACGAATGAGCGTAGGTTCAAGGAAGCCTTGATTATGTTGGCTCGTAAAAATGGCAAGACCAGTTTTACGGCTGCTGTCGCTCTACTTTATCAGATATTAGATTCTGATAGTGGTTCAAAATGCTATATCGTGGCCAACTCTGTCAAGCAAGCTCTTGAGGCTTTCAACTTCATCAAGTTTAATGTAGAACGATGGAATGACAAGTCTATCCGTATCAAGGATAATAACCAGGAACACTCTATCACAGCCAACTTTGGTGATGATGGATCATTTTACATTCAGGCCTTGGCCAATGATGAGAGCCGTTTGGACTCTCTGAATGGCAATGTCACGGTGATCGATGAAGCTCACACCATGCGAAATTCTAAGAAGTATGGTCTCATGAAGAAAACAATGTCAGCATACCGTAACAGTATGCTTTTTGTTATCTCTACGGCGGGGGATATTCCAACAGGCTTTCTTGCTAACCGCTTGAAATACTGTCAGAAAGTGCTCAAGCAGTTGGTGCAGGATGAGGCCTTATTCATTTTTATCTGTAAAGCCAATCAGACCACTGATGGAGATGTGGGTGACTATCTTGATGACAATGTTTTGAAGATGGCTAACCCTTCATGGGGTGTCACGGTGTCCATGCCTGCTTTGAGAGCTGAAGCTGAGCAGGCTATGAACGATCCACAGACAAGAAACGAGTTTTTTAACAAGACATTGAATGTCTTCACTAACTCCATGAATGCCTATTTCAACCCCGATGAGTTCATTGCTAGTGATGATTGTTATGATTGGAGCTTGGAAGAGCTGGCACGCTTGCCTATCAAGTGGTATGGTGGGGCAGACTTGTCAAGACTTCATGACTTGACAGCGGCTGCACTCTACGGCATCTACAATGACGGTGAGAAAGACATTGACATCTGCATCACCCACGCTTTCTTCCCTCGTGTAAACGCTCAGAAGAAAGCTAATGATGATGGGATTCCACTTTTTGGTTGGCAGTCTGACGGCTGGCTAACTATGAGCAATACACCAACGGTTCTCTATGATGATATTGTCAAATGGTTCATCAAGATGAGAGAGAAAGGGTTCAAGATTGCTGCTGTTGGGATGGATAGAAAGTTTGGTCGTGAGTTTTTGACCAAGATGAAAAAAGCTAAGTTCAAAATGATAGACCAGCCACAGCTTTTCTATCTGAAATCAGAGGGATTCAGACGGATTGAGTTTAAGGTCAAGAATAAAGAGTTTTACTATCTTCATTCTGATGCGTATGAGTATTGTGTAAGTAATGTCAGAGCAATTGAAAAGGTTGATGATGCCGTGCAATATGAAAAATTAGATGGCGATGGTGGTACTGCAAGGATTGACTTGTTCGATGCCAGTGTTTTTGCTTGTATTCAGGCTCTTGCTCATCTTGGCAAGAACCAGAATGTAATGGAATTTTTTTAGTGGGTAGGCTATGAAAGAAATTGTTTTAACCGAACACGACATCAATGTGTTAATAAACAAAGGTAAAGTCACAGCTTTACTTGATGGTGAGGAAGTTTTAGTTCGTGAGTCATACAGAAAAGACCTAAGAGCTGAGGTTATTAACTGGGATAAACAGATAGTTGATGTCAGTCAAAACGTTGTAAGAAATAAGCACTTTGATTCACTCTTTCAAAGCGCTGCACGCTAGAAAGGAGGTGAAGAATTATGGGAATTTTTGACAAACTTTGGAAGCGAAGGAAGTCGCGACCTGCTGTCAATGTGATTGGTCAGTCTGACTTGGGTTTAATCATCGATGGTGATGGCTATGTTCCTTTGGCACGGAATCCTGATGTGATTATGACTGTCAATAAAATCGCGGATATGGTATCTAATATGACCATTCATCTGATGGAAAATACAGACAAAGGCGATGTTCGCGTCAAAGATGGTCTAGCTCGGAAGATTGATGTCAATCCGTGTGAGCATATGACTAGAAAGACATGGATTTTTAAAATTGTCCGTGATTTGTTGCTGTTTGGTGATGGGAATTCTGTGCTACATGTAGAGTATAACCCGACAACAGACTATATAGAAAATCTGAGACCCTTTCCAATGGATGAGGTCTCCTTTAAATCCAATAAATTGTCCTACGTTATCCAATATCGAGGGGTTGAATACGAGCCTGATGAGGTAGTTCACTTTGTTATCAATCCTGATCCCGACAATCCTTTTGTCGGCACTGGGTATCGCTTGGCTTTGAGAGACATTGTCCGCAATCTGAACTTGGCTACTCAGACTAAAAAAGGGTTTATGAGTGGCAAGAACGTTCCCAGTCTTATTGTCAAGGTGGATTCGTCTAGTGATGAGTTAGGCAGTCAAGATGGGCGTGACAGGATTGCTAAGAAATACTTAGAAACTAGTCAAGTAGGTGAGCCGTGGATCATACCAGACGCTTTGATGGAGGTTCAGCAGGTCAAGCCGTTGAGTCTAAACGATATCGCTCTTAACGAGTCGGTCGAAATTGACAAGAAAACAGTTGCTGGACTTTTGGGAGTGCCAGCTTTTGTTTTGGGCGTTGGTGATTTTAACAAAGCTGAGTATAACAACTTTGTCAATACAACAATCATGAGCATTGCTACGACCATCACTCAGACGCTGACAAGGGACTTGCTGGTGTCTAGCAGTCGTTACTTCAAGCTCAATCCACGGTCGCTCTATTCTTACGACATTACAGAGCTATCATCTGTGGCTAAGCAGATGACGGATAGTGCTGCTATGCGGCGAAATGAATGGCGCGACTGGGTTGGTATGACTCCTGATCCTGAAATGGATGAAATCATTGTTCTTGAAAACTATCTGCCACAAGGTGAGCTAGGCAATCAGAGCAAACTAATTAAGGAAGGAGGAGATACCGATGAAGAAACGTAAGGCTTATATGGCCACTCAATTTCAAACACGAGAAGAACAGGAATCTGGTGATTTGATTTTGAGTGGCTACTTTATCAAGTTTGATGAAGAGACTGAACTTTGGCCTGGTTATTTTGAGGTTATTAAGCGTGAGGGTGTCGAAAAAGCTATCCGAAATGCTGATATTCGTGCCTTATTTAACCATGACCATAGTTTGGTACTTGGTCGGACTGGAAATGACACAGTGCGGCTCGATGTTGATGATGTTGGCTTATTTGGTGACATCATCATTAACAAAGATGACCCACAAGCGGTCGGTGCTTATGCTCGTGTTCAACGTGGAGACGTGATTGGTTGTAGCTTTGGCTTCATGCCCATCAAAATCGACACAGAAGAGCGTGATGACGGTTCTTACTTGGACACTATTCTGGAATTAGAAATCTTTGAAGTGAGTCCATGTACTTTCCCAGCATATCCACAGACAGAAATTGCTGCACGTCAAAAAGACTTTGAAAGTCAACAGCGTGCTAACCGTGAGGCGCTTGATAAGCGTAAAAAAGAAATTAAGGAGAAATTTAAGCTATGAACAAGGCTCTAATTTTTGGCGCTCGTATGCGTACTAAGGCTACTAAAGTAGCCGAACTTGAAGAGTCCATTGAGGACTTGAATAAACGCTCTGCACTTGAAGCAGAGAAACTTGAACGTGCTGAGACAGATGAGGAAGTTTCAGCTGTTGAAAAGTCTCTGGAAGAGATCCAGAAGGAACTTGAAGAAAAGCAAGCTGAAAAAGAACAGCTGGAAAAAGAAATTGAAGAACTTCAAAAGCAGATTGACGAGCAAAATAGCAAGTCACCTGCAGCTGGAGAACGTGGAGGAAAACAAAAGATGGAAAAACGCGAAGCCGTGCTTGCTTACGTGCGCTCTATGGGTCAAAAACGTGAAGGGGTTAAAACTACTGATATTGGTGCCATCATTCCTAAAGAGGTCTTGCAGCCTCAAAAAGCACCTGATCGCCAAAACCCGCTTCTAAACCTCATACATGTAGTGAAGGTTAATAGCGGTTCAGGGTCTTATCCAGTGATCAAAAAATCTAAGCGTAAAATGACCGAGGTTGGAGAGCTTGAAGACAATCCAGAACTTGGCAAATCAAAAATCACGGAAGTTGATTACAAAATCAAAACTTACCGTGGTGAGCTTCCGCTCTCTCGTGAAGCCATTGATGATGCGCAGTATGATCTTATCGGCATTATGCAAGATGATATCCAAGACCAAGATGAGCAAACAAAATTGACGATCGTAGCAGATGTGCTGAAAACCGCTACAGCTGTGAACGCTTCTGGATATGATGGTCTTAAAGACATCCTCAATGTCAAAATCTCATCTGTTTACAAAAAGGTTCTTGTCGTAACCGACTCTATGTTTAATGCTTTGGATAAAGTCAAAGACAAAGACGGTCGTTATATGTTGCAGCCTGATATCACGTCACCAACTGGTTACTCATTCTCTGGAAAAACCATTTACACGGTTGAAGATACTTTGTTTGGCAACGAAGGTGAAATGAAGTATTTCATCGGTGACGTTGAGTACTTTTTGACACTTTTTGATCGTATGGAACTTTCTGTGCAATGGGAAGACAATAAACGTTTTGGTAAGAACCTTGCGTCTTATCTACGTTTTGATGTTAAGAAAACAGATGGTGATGCAGGTGTATTTGGCACCTATACCGATGCTGTAATGTAAGGAGGCAGAATATGAGTTATAAAGTAATTCGTCCGTTCAAGGACTTGTCTGATCCTAAAAAGCATGACTACTCTGTTGGAGATGCCTTTCCTCGAGAAGGGTATGATCCGACAGATGTCTTTACCAATGGGCTTTTAACTGGCGCAAACTCAGCTGGTTCAATTTTCATCGCTATAGCAGATGAAGAATCAGAAAAGCAGGAAGTAGCTGAAGTTGGCAAAGTGTCAGATACAACTGAAGATACTGCTGAAGCTACTGAAGATAGCACTCTAACTGAAGATGCTGCTGAAGAGGAAACTCCAGCTGAGGAAGAGATTGAAACTACTGAAGAGGAAGCTTCAGCTGAAAAACCAAAGCGCAAGCGTGCGACTAAAAAGGTGGAGGAATAATCATGAACAAGGGTCAGCTGTTAGAATTGCTTAAACTGAAGCTGGGAATTTCAACCACTCTCAGGGATAATCCTTTGGAGAAAATCATTGATGCTGTCATCTCTGAACTTGGAGATAACTTAGGTGTCGTGCTTGATCCGGAGCGGGCTGACCATGAAATGTTTGTGGTTGATTTTGCTGCTTATCGCTATGAAGGTGGTGTGGATATGCCACGTCACCTTCAATGGCGTTTGCATAATCTACAAGTTTCATCGAAAGGAAAGGTCAGCGATGTGGAACAATGAAATCACACTGATAGCCAATAAAATCACTGGTAAAGACAAACTGAAACAGAACATTACAGAAGAAGTTAAAACTAAGTTGTTATGCCGTAAGCGATCAATTACCAGATCAGAGTTTTATCAGGCTAATCAGGCTGGGCTTCGTCCGAGCCTAGTTGTTGATATCCATAGCTTTGAATATGAGAATCAGGAGCTGGCTGAGTTTGACGGGAAAAGATATCGTATCATAAAAACCTATCCAATTGACCTTGAAATCTTAGAATTAACCTTGATGGAGAAATTGCCATGAGTAATGATTTAGCCAGTCTGATTGCTAAAGAGTTGGCCGATTACTCAAAGGAAGTTGAAGAGGAAGTTGATGAGATAGCTGAGGATGTTGCTGAAGAGACCGTCCAAGAATTAAAAGAAAATAGCCCTAAAAGGTACGGTAAGTATCGTAGGAGCTGGCGCAAGAAGAAACTGAAAACAGGCTCTTATGTTGTTTACAACGTTGTTGCTAGCCTTACCCACTTACTAGAGAAAGGGCATTTGTCAAGGAACGGTGGACGTGTTGCTGGTATCGTGCATATCAAGCCAGCGGAAGAAAATGCTATAGAGACTTTCGAGAAAAGAATCAAGGAGATTGGCCGATGAAACTATCAGCGTTTGCAGAAATTTTGGAACAGGCTGGATTGCCTGTCGCTTACCACGCTTATCAGGAAGGAAATGTTCCTGATTTGCCTTACCTAGTTTATTTCGAATCCAATCCTATTGTCAATGCCGCTGACAACATTGTGAATCATCAGATTAAGTCAGTTGTTGTTGAGTTGGCCTTTGAGAAAAAGGATGAAGATTTAGAGGAGCGCTTAGAAGAGCTGTGGTCTAACCACGAGCTCTTTTTTGAAGCTCAAGAAGAAACTTTTATCAAAACTGAAAGACTATATGTCAAGTCTTATACAGTCTATCTTTATTAAGGAGGAATGACATGCCTGAAAATAAGGTGACCTTTGGTCTAAAAAACGTGCACGTTGCGCCAGTCAAATCAATTGCACTTGATACGGGTGTTATCACCTATGACGAAATCTTTCGCTTCCCTGGCGCCATGGAATTGACTCTTGATCCAAAAGGGGAATCAGGATCTATTGATGCGGATGATATCGCCTATCACTTCATGAACTCGAATGAGGGATATGATGGAAAATTGAAAATCCCTCATATCATCGAATTGTTTGCTACGAAAATACTTGGGGAACTCAAAGATACCCAAACTGGAGTCATGACCGAAAAAGCAGATGCTGAACCTACTGCCTTTGCTTTCATGTTTGAATTTTCTGGGGATAAGAATAAGACACGTCATGTTCTTTACTACTGTTCAGCAAGCCGCCCGTCAAATGGTTCAGCTACCAAAAAAGGGATCACTGTCAATGAACGTGAACTTGCTTTCAATGCTCGTCCACGGCCACTAGATTCCGTCGTCAAGCGTTCTATCACATCAGCAGATGATAAAAACATTTATGACAACTGGTTTAAGAAAGTATATGAGCCAACTTCTGTTGGTGGTTAAAGGGGGATTACATGCGTAAAATCATTTCAATTGGTGATCAGGAATATGAGTTGGCCACAAATGGCTATACTCCTATCGCCTACAAAGAAGAGTTCGGCAAGGACTATTTCCAAGACTTGTTCGCTATGCTGAACAGTCAGTCGCTTATGGCTGAACTAGACAAGCTCGAGCCTGGTCAGGAATTGCAAGCTAGCAATATTGATATGTCTATCCTTGCTGACTTTGATATGACTTTCTTCAATCGTCTTTTCTGGACGTTTGCTAAGTCTGCCAACCCTCGTATCAAGCCTTACGCTCAATTCTTCATGGAAATGGAAGAATTCCCTGTGCAAGACATCGGGCAGGACTTGATGGAAATGCTGAATGCGAGTATGGCAACAAAAAAGCGCCAGACAGCTCAGAATCTGCCAGCGATGAAGTCTTTACAGTAGAATCATATCTCTCTTGTTGCAAGGAAACAGGGTTATCTATCGATGATTTGAAGCATATTTCAATCGGAATGGCTTTAGATTATCAGACTGATTATGTGAATTTACGCAGTGAGGATAAGGGTGGCGAACGCAAAGCCACTCAAGCAGATTTTGACAGTTTTTAAAGAAAAAGCAGTGTTGAGAGACGGATTCTAAGGCTAAGTTCCTTGGTATGACTAGGGTCTTGGTCAAATAGACCGTTAGAAAGGCATTGCTTTTTTTGTTGAGGTGGGTGGGTCGGCAAATATCGAAGAAAGGAGGAATAGATGGCAAGTAACATCAAAGGAATTAAGATTGAGATTGATGGCGACACCAAACCCTTACAGAAGGCGCTGAAAGATGTCAATAAGAATGCCACTGAAGCCAGCAAGGAGCTGAGACAAATTGACAAGGCCTTGAAATTTGACTCAAGCAATGTGACTTTACTGGCACAGAAGCAACAAGTCTTACAGCAACAAGTAGCGACCACAAGAGAAAAGCTTGAGACTTTGGTTAAGGCTCAGGCACAGGTTGAACAGCAGTTTAAGAATGGCGACATTGGAGCTGATCAGTACCGTGCTTTTCAGCGTGAGATAGAAGTTACTCAAAATGTCTTAAAAGGATATGAGGGTAAACTTGCAAGTGTGAATCAGGCTTTATCTGGAAACGGGCAGGCTACTGAGAGCAATATTAGCAAGCTAAACAATTTACAGAGTGAACAGAGTCAGCTAGCATCCGAAATGGAAAAGGTAACAAGTTCATTCAAGCTACAAGAAAGCGCTCTTGGCTCTAACGCTAGTGAAGCTGAGAGAAACGCTCTTGCTCAGAAGAAGATTGGTGCTCAATCAGAGATAGTTGAAAAACAAATCTCAAACCTTGAAAAACAACTAGAACTGACTAAAAAAGAGTACGGCGAAAACTCTACTGAAGCGAATCGAATGGAGTCGGAGCTGAACCAGGCTAAGACAGCTCTCAACAATCTCAACAATGAGATGAATGAGACCAAGTCTTCTGCTGACAATGCTCAAGATGGCATGAGAGCCATGTCAGACACTATCAGAGCTGAAGCGCTTCAAAGAACTAGCGAAAAGCTAGGAGAATTATCACAAAAAATTCTTGAAGTTGGGTCAGACTCTATCGAAGCAGCGGCTCAGGTTCAGGCCAGTAATGCGCAGTTCAGCACGGTTTTCGGAGACATGGAAAGTCAAGCTAGAGAATCTCTGAATGCTATTGGTAAGGAAATGGACATTGTTCCAGAGCGCTTGCAAGGGTCTTTTACTCAAATGGCTTCCTTTGCGAAAACTTCAGGGATGGACACTTCAGAGGCTTTGGAACTGACTAGCCGTGCCACAAGAGCAGCGGCTGACAGTGCTGCTTTTTACGATAAGTCTATCGAGAGCGTAACTGAAAATTTACAGTCATTTCTAAAGGGAAACTATGCTAACGATGCCGCTTTGGGGATCTCTGCAACTGAAACGACAAGAAATGCCGCTGCTAATAAGCTGTATAGTAAGTCTTTTAATGAGCTAAGCGAAGCCCAGAAACAGCTGACCTTGCTTCAAATGGTTGAAGATGGGAACAAATTATCTGGGGCACTTGGGCAAGCACAGCGTGAGGCTGATGGTCTTGAGAATGTGATGGGAAACCTGAAACAATCTGGGACTAATGCGCTCGCTGTAATTGGTCAACCCATCCTTGAAATGCTGATACCAGTCTTTCAATCGCTTGCTCAGATTGTCAATAAGGTAGCTACCTGGTTCGGGAATCTCTCAACACCAGTCAAGCAAGCTATTGTGGTCTTTGTAGGAATCCTTGCTGTCATAGGGGCATTATTGCCAGTTTTCCTAGCCGTACAAGTTGCAGCGGCTGCAATGGGAACAACCGTAGTCGGAATGATTACAGCTTTTGCACCAATTGTAGCAACAATCATTGGCATTGTAGCCGCTATTACACTTTTTGTCATTGGTATCAAGGAACTGTGGCAAAACAATGAAGGTTTTAGGAATGCTGTCACAGAGATTTGGACGAATATCCAAACCTTTATCTCTAATGCCATTCAAGTTATTAGCAATGTCATTCAGACGATTTGGGGGGCATTGACAGAATGGTGGTCAGTTAACCAGAACACTATCTATCAAACAGCTAGTACGGTCTGGACTGCCATTTCGACAGTAATTGGGACAGTCATTCAAACTATCAGCACGGTTGTTCAGACAATTTGGGGGATCTTAATAAATTGGTGGACTGCTAATCAAGACATCATTTTGTCTACAAGTAGTAATGTTTGGAACATGCTTGGCCAGATTGTGTCAATGGTCATCAATGCCATCAGTACTGTTGTCCAAACTGTATTTGGTGGGATGATCGCTTGGTGGAACGAAAATCATACTTGGATTATGGCCATTGTCAAAACGGTTTGGACTGCCATTCAAGTCTCAATCAGCGCAGTTATCCAAGCTGTGACAAATTTCGTCATGGCCATCTTTGGTGGTTTAGTGACTTGGTGGAACGAGAACCAAGAACTCATCAAAAGTACAGCTGAAATTGTCTGGAATGCCATTTCAACAATAATCGGGACAGTTATCAACGTTATCACCAGCATTATACAGACTGCTATGGAATTTCTAGGGCCGTACATACAGGCAGTTTGGACAAATATTCAGACCATCATTTCAACGGTTTGGAATGTGATCACAACAGTGGTTCAAACGGCTATCACTGTGATCCAAGGCATTATCACAACGATTATGCAGGTTATCAATGGAGATTGGTCTGGTGCTTGGAACACCATCCAAAATACAATATCAACCGTTTGGAATGCCATGCAGTCCATTGTTTCCTCAATCATATCGGCCATTTCAAACATAATTTCTTCAACGTGGCAGGGCATTTCAGGGACTATCAGTAATATTCTTAACGGCATTTCTGATACTGTGTCAAACATATGGAACGGTATCAAGAATAGTATCTCAAATGCTATCAATGCAGCTAAGGACGCTGTTTCAAATGCAATCAATGCCATCAAGAATTTATTTAACTTCCAAATTTCTTGGCCACATATCCCATTGCCTCACTTCCGAGTTAGCGGGTCAGCCAATCCGCTTGACTGGCTTAAAGGGAATATACCGAGCATCGGTATAGACTGGTACGCTAAAGGTGGTATCTTGACCAAACCAATTGCTTTTGGCATGAATGGCAATAATATCATGGTCGGAGGTGAAGCTGGTAGAGAGGCGGTGCTTCCGCTGAACGAAAAGAACTTGAGTGCTATTGGCCGTGGGATTGCTCAGACAATGGGTGGTAACACACCAACTATCAATATCACAATTACAGGAAATATTATTCGGGAAGAAGCTGATATTATTACGCTTGCTAATCAAGTCGCTCAGCGTATCGCTGACGAGCTACAACGTAAGACACAATTGAAAGGAGGTACAGCATGATTAAACATAACGAATTAGTGATTGACGGTGTGAAAACATCGTCTTTTCCATTCAAAGTGATTGTGCATGAGTCCCCTTCTGTGACGTTGGGAGACAGCAAGACAAACCTTCTAGAACATGATGGCATTAGTGGGGCTATTGTCCAGACTAACAAGCACCGTGAGCTTATCAAGAAGTCCTACACAATCTATCTGGTCAAACCTACTGAAGAACAGCTTAATCGGTTCATGAGCCTTTTCATCCGTGAGAAGTTTTGGCTTGAGAATGAGCGTGTGAAGACGACACGGCTTTGGTGTTACAAAGCAAGCGCAACAGATGCAGAACAAGAGCAACCTGGACTATATGTGACCAAAGCGACTTTTACTTGTCATCCTACTAAGTTTTTTAAAACCACTGATACTCAGACATTGACTGGTAATGGGGTTTTGAGGGTACAGGGGTCAGCTCTTGCTTTTCCGAAGATTACAGTAGTTGGTCAGAGCGCCTCTGAGACATCGTTTACGATAGGCAACCAAGTGATTAAACTTGAAAAGCTCTCAGAATCGCTTGTGATGACCAATGATCCTGATAATCCTAGCTTTAAAACAGCTAGTGGGAAGCTTATCAAATGGGCTGGGGATTTTATCACGGTAGATGCAACCAAAGGGCAGAATATTGGCGTTGTTTTAGGTGCTGGCATCCAGTCTTTAAAATTTGAAACAGTTTGGGGGTGGGCATAGTTGCTCTTTTTACTTGATAAAAATGTAAGAACGGTCAAATGGAATGGGATTCCACTTCATGAGGCCAGCTCTGCCATCGTCAAAGAAGAAATCAACGGTGATTTCTACCTGACTGTCCGATATCCTATCACAGACTCGGGTATCTATCAGCTTATCAAAGAAGATATGCTGATCAAAGCGCCTGTGCCTGTGCTGGGCGCTCAGCTGTTCCGCATCAAGAAGCCAGTTGAGAATGACGATAGCTTGGACATCACTGCTTATCATATCTCTGATGATATCATGAGACGGTCTATTAAGCCTATTAGTGTGGTTCAGCTAGGGTGTGCCATGGCGCTGTCTCAAATGGTTCAAAATGCTAAGACTGATTTAGGGGATTTTTCTTTTACTAGCGATATCTCAGACAATCGCACCTTCAACACGACCGAGACAGAAACGCTCTACTCAGTCTTGATGGATGGTAAACACTCCATTGTGGGAACGTGGGAAGGAGAGCTTGTCCGTGATAACTTTGCCCTATCCATCAAGCGGAGTCGTGGAGCTGATCGTGGGGTTATCATTACGACACACAAAAACCTCAATTCTTATCAGCGAACCAAGAACTCTCAAAATGTAGTCACTAGAATCCACGCAAGGTCAACATTTAAACCAGAAGGCGCTGAAGATGAAGTGACTCTCAGAGTGACCGTTGATAGTCCGCTCATCAACTCATATCCTTATCTAAACGAAAAAGAACATGAGAACAACAATGCCAAAACTATCGACGAGCTGAGAAAATGGGCAGAGGCCAAGTTTAAAAATGAGGGGATTGATAAGGTATCTGATGCCATCAAAATTGAAGCCTATGAGCTTGATGGGCAAGTTGCCCATCTTGGAGACACAGTCAATCTCAAAAGTAGAAAGCACAGTGCCGACCTCTATAAGAAAGCTATTGCCTACGAGTTTAACGCTCTGACAGAAGAGTATATCTCCATAACCTTTGATGATAAACCTGGTGTTGGTGGCTCTGGTATGTCCAGCGGCTTGTCTAATGCTGCTGATGCAATCCTTGGAGCAAGCACAACAGCTCAAGATGTGGCTATCGAACGTGCATTAAAGAATGCTGATGCAGCCTTTGATGCGGAATTTAACAAGCGGTCTGAAGCTATCAAGGATGATATTGAGAAAGCTAAGGCTAGCGCTGAAGAATATGCTGACAAGCTCAAGACAGAGATTAGTCAGGAATTTGACGCCTTTGGAAAAGAGTACCAAGCAACTAAGAAAAGCCAAGACCAGAAGATAGCTGACATCTTGACCAAGGCTCAGGCTAACACTAATCTAGCGACGGATGCCAAGAATATTGGTAATCAGGCTAAAATTGATGCTGCTAGTGCTTTGGCCAAAGCCTTGCAGTACAAGAATGAGGCTATTGCGGAAGCCCAAAGGCTGGACACAATTGAAAAGAAAGCATCAGAAACAAAACTGGCCACAGCTACGAGTCAGGCCATTTCCGAAGCTAACAAGCTGGTTGAGACAGCCAAGAGCCTCTTATCTGGTCAAGTGTCAAATGTTGCCACTGACTTGAACCAAACCAAGGAAGCTATCAAACTACTTGCCACAAGAGCAACCGTTGACGCTCTGACAGGTCGTATTTCATCCACTGAATCCGCCCTGCAAGTACAGGCTGGAGAAATTGCCAGTCGTGTCAAGACAAGCGAATTTGACCAGGCCAAGCAGAGAATTTTAACAGCTGAAACTTCAATCAGTCAGTTAGGCAATCGGATAACGACTGAGATTAGCGAGACGGTAGCGCGTATACCGACAAAAATTGGGGCTAGTAATCTTTTTCTGCTATCAGGGAGTACAAAGGGCGTTTACAAAAGCAATCTGCATCAAGATGTGAAAAGTCTCAGATATGCTTATGGCCAGAAAATCATGATTGATAGTCAATCGTCTTACACGTTACAATTTTGGAGTAATATCGTAAATGATTTCAGTTGGTTGGGATATAGCCAACTGGATGAGAATGGTATCCAAATACCTAATACCTATGTCACGATTTATCCAGTGAGACTTCAAAGGTATTATAGACGAGGTATATTTACTCACGCTAATGCTAGATACATTCAATTTAGCTTTAGTGACGATGTTTTTGGAGATGACCCAAATCTAAAAATAAAGCTTGAAAAAGGTACTGTTGCCACGGACTGGTCGCTAGCTCCTGAAGATTTGCAGCAGGAATTGTCTGAGACTAGGACTCTCATCACTCAAACCGCCGAAGGTCAAGAACAACTTTCGACCAGACTGACTGAAACGCAAGGAAAAGTTACGACTGCTGAGACAAACATCAGGCAATTGATCAATGATGTATCTAGCAAGGTCTATCAGATAACTTTTGACAACCTTAAAAAAACAGTTGATAGCCAGGCAACCTCTATCAGTCAAAACCAATCTGCTATTGCTTTGAAGGCTGAGAAGACCTATGTAGATGGCGTAAAATCAACGGCTGCGGCTGCCTTGAGTCAGGCTCAGTTAAACGCTCAATCTGTCAGTCAAGCAAAAGCTGATTTGCAAGTGACTTCAGAGGCCGTTAAGACAAAGGTTTCCCAGACTGATTTTAATGCTGCTAACGAGCGTCTGACCAGCGCTGAGACCATTATTAGCCAACAAGCAGGCTTAATTGAGCAACGGTTGACTTCTACACAGGTCGAGTCAGCTATTGCGAGTAAGGGATATCAGACAAAGGCACAGGTGGATAGTAATATCACTGGCAGGGGCTATATTACTGATAGTGCCTTGCAACCTTATGCAATGACAACAACTGTCCAAAACCTGGTCAAAGAAACATCGGATAGCTTTGAGCGCTCTATCACAGAAACAAAAGGGTTGATACCGACTGAAATTGGCACTACTAATCTATTTGCTTTGACGGGTGCTGTTGTAGGGTACTACAAAGGTGCTACGACGCTACATGATGTTAAATCTAGTGGCTATGCCTATGGTCAACCTATCGCGATAGATGCAAACATTAAGTATTTGTTGCAGACTTGGACAGATAATATCAATGATAGATCTTGGATTAGCTATCACTTTTTAGATGTTAATAAGCAATTAGTCGTCAACAGTTACGGTTCTGGCTATTTTGGCAAACAACATTATTTTAAGCGTGTGCTAACTCCACCAGCATCTGCTAAATATATCATTTTTTCATTTAGTACAGATATTTTGGAAGAGCATCCCAATTTTAAAGCCAAGTTGGAAAAGGGCATTATTGCCACAGACTGGACACCAGCTCCTGAAGATTTAATCACAGAAACAAAATTTAATACCTTGGAAGAAACTGTTGATAATCATAAGCAGTTAATCGGTGACGGCAAGAGTCTAACGCAAGCTATCCAGACTGCTGATAAATTTGAGAGATCAATTAAGACTGGTGGTGATATTTACCAAGCTATCGAGACAGCTAAAGGGCTAGTAACAAAAGTAGCTGCGCTTGATAAATCTGACAATCTGTTTTCGTTTGAAAAATCAATAAAAGGGTTTTGGATAGATAGAAACGGTTCTTCAGTGGCTGGAACTAACTATTCTCATTCAGATTTTTTGAGATTGACAGCAGATGGTACTTATCAACTCCAAATTTGGAATAAATCCACAGATAAGAAATGGGTAGGTATTACAAAATATACGGTTGATAAATCATATATACCAGGTTCATATAGTTCATTCGAAGTTGAGCCAAATGGATATAAATTATTGAGCTTTACTGATTTTAAAGGATATTTTGTAATTAGCTATGGTAGTTATAAAACTTCAGACATGTCAGGTCTGGAAATTCAGTTTGAAAGAGGTTTGATAGCCACACAATTTAAACCATCCAATCTTGATTTAGCTACGCTAACTCAAGTCAATCAGCTTGCTGATTCATGGTCTTTCAAGACCCTCAATAGCGCTGGTGACATAATCTCACAGGCTAACCTAACAAGCAATCAATTCTTGTTTGAAGCGGCTAAAATTCGTTTGAAAGGGAAGACTTTGGCTGATGAGATTCAGGCCATCGATGGTAAGTTTAACACGCTCTTTGTATCAGACGGTACATTTGGCAAGTTGGATGCTACCATCATTGGTGCTCAGGCTATTACTGGTGGTCAAATCAAGTTTGACCAGGCTTTCTTCAATAATCTCATGGCCAACGATGCTTACTTGAAGCAACTCTTTGCCAAGACTGCCTTCATCACTCAGGTTCAATCTGTGGCCTTGTCTGCTAGTCAGATTTTAGGCGGTGTCCTTAAAGCCTTGAATAATGCCATGGAAATCAACATGAACGCTGGGCAAGTCCTCTACCACACTGACAATGCTGCACTAAAACGGATTTTGAGTGGCTATCCTACTCAATTCGTTAAGTTCGGAACTGGCACTGTCACAGGTAAAGGAAATGCTGGGGTTACTGTCATTGGTTCTAACCGTTATGGCACAGAATCAACCAATGATGGTGGCTTCGTTGGAATCCGTGCATGGAACAGTTCAAATATTGACATGATTGATGTTGTTGGCGACACTGTCAGACTTGCTAGCTCTGCTTATGACTCAGCTGACGGTTGGGACGTTGTCACTTTGCCAAACAAGCTAGAGATTGATGCTCACAATTCTAACCACCGCACTTCTTCAAGGGTCAAGGTTGGTGATGTTTGGTTGTGGAAAAATGCTTCTACATACTCAAGTATGAGAGAGACCATTAACCTCATCATCGATAATATCCAACTGCTACATAGTAACAAAACGACTGAAAGAGGCTATAACTACACTATGCCTGCAAAAGTTTAGGAGGAAAAAATGAACCAAGAACAACAACTCAATCAAGCGCTACGCTTGACCGTCAATGAACTCACAGCCCAGATGGCCAATGAGTCAACCACTAAGAACTTGCTGGCTATCCAGTTGACTGAGGCTGAGCAGGTGAAAACTGACCTGACTCAGCAAAACGCTGAACTTCAAGCACGAGTGACTGAGCTGGAAGCTCTGCTTGATGAGCAAACTACACCAGCTAAAGAAGAAGGAGAATAACATGGCTACAACAACAGAAAATACTTTACTCGATCTTAAAAACATCACAGAACCTTTTGATTTGGCAACTGCCCTCAAATACATGAAGGATAATGGTGAGTTTATCCGTTGCAAGAATGCTGTCAATGACTTTTACATGTACCGTGATGTTCAGAAGCGCCCTGTCATTGTCAATGGCCTCCGTCAATTCAAGGACGTTGAAACTGTCTGGGCATTTAACCAATGGGGCGGAACAACTACTACAATCAACGTGGCTGACTTGTTTAATCTTGAGTACTACATCATGGGTTTTGACGCTGAAGGCAATCCTGATTGGACAGAGACAGCACAGGCAAGCAGAGAAGAATAAGGGGTGATGAATGCAGGCTAACGTTTTGGAATGGTCACACAGCTTGCGTGCTTTAATTGATACGCAAGATGAACTGATTGTGTTTACTTTAGCACTCATTATGGGTGCTATGGCTATTGACTTCCTTACAGGAACTTTGGCCGCTAAGCTCAATCCAAACATTGAATTTCGCAGCAAAGAAGGGATCAACGGAATTATTCGCAAGATTGCTAGTATCGCTTTACTAGCTTTTTGCATTCCGCTGTCTATTTTGCTGCCTGAAGGAATTGGTCTGGGAGCTCTACAGATACTTTATTTCGGGTATCTGTTTTTTGAGCTAAAATCTATTCTGGAAAATTTTGATAAACTAGGTATTAACACAACATTCTTTCGAGAATTTGTTGAAAAAATATCAAATTCGGATAAAAATGATAAAAAATAGAATAAAAGAGCAGGCGCTGAAGCTTGCTCTGTTTGCTTTCGCTGCGGGCTACTTTTGGCTCGCAGTTTTTGAAAAATTGAAAGGAAAATAATTATGACAACAGCAAATGAACTTGTACAATTTACGATTGACCTAGCAAACTCTGGTATGGGTGTTGATAAAGATGGATTCGCAGGCACTCAATGCGCTGATTTGCTAACCTATCCATCAAAACACTTTTTCGGCGTGGACTTGTTGGGCAATGCCGCCGATTTGCTAGATTCCGCAGAAGCTGCTGGCTGGGAAGTACACCGCATGCCAACTGACGAAAACCCACGAGCTGGAGCGTTTTTCAACATGAATGCTTGGTTTGGTGGTATTAATTATGGACATTGTGGTATCGTCATTGAAGACTCGGACGGCATTACTATGCGAACTGTCGAGCAAAACATTGACGGCAATGCTGATGCTCTAATCGTTGGAGGGCCAGCTCGATACAATAATAGAGGTTTTGAGGATGTAATTGGCTGGTTTTATCCACCATACAGCGATGGCGCAGCGCCAGTCACTCCAGCCGACGTAACCCCGACATCAGACGAAATTGAGCTCACGCCTGAAACGGGCACTTTTATAGTTGGAACATCAGCTATCAACGTCCGCCGTGCACCAAATCTTAACAGTGAAATCGTGCATGTTTACGAAGCCGGGGATTCTGTTAATTATGACAGTAAAGGCTCAGCTAATGGTTATCGCTGGATCTCTTACATTGGCCAATCTGGCAATCGTAATTATATGGCTATTGGCCAAACAGACGATGCAGGAAATCGGATTACCCTTTGGGGAGATTTGAGCTAAAACAAAAACGCAGCGGAAACTGCGGAAAATAAATATTTTTTCTTAAATTTTAATCTACCCCCTGGCCGAAAGGCTGGGGCTTTTTTATTTGCAAAAATTTTTAAAAAAAATTCAAAAAACTTTGTAAAAAGACTTGACTAACGCAGTGTAATGCGGTATAATAAATAATGTAAGGAGGTGATACAAATGGACAACCTAGACGAGTGGCTTGCAAGGGTCACAGTTGCGGTAGGGATTGCAGTAGCAATCTCAAAAGAGAGTCGCTCTTGGTACCAAGTACTAAAAGAGCAAAATAAAAAAGCGAAAATCGCTCCCAAGTTTTGCAGACGGCAGAAGAGATAATCGCTTGAAGGTGAGAGAGCGCAAGCTCTCCTTACCTTTCATTGTATACGAAAGTGAGAGGAAAATCAAGATGAAAATTATATTATTTGTAGCAATTTTGGCAATCGCTATTGCTTGGTATTCGGGAGATAATAAAAAATGAGTAAAGCAGATTTTAACAAAATTCAAAAATTACTAAAGACTGTAACAGCCTATAAAATTTCTAAAGCGACTGGAATTGGTGACACTACAATCAGCAGATGGGTTACAGGGAAAACACCAATCGAAAAAATGAGTTTAGAAAATGCTATCAAATTGACAAAATATGCGGAGGAATTGGAAATGGAAAAAGAACAAGAAATTTTAGACATCATCAAAGAAATGGATTTAGAGCCAGACATGCTTGATATTTGGGGAAATGAAGATGGTGACATCAGCATCCAAGGTCGTGGAATGGCTCCAGCTGACGCAAAAGAGCTTGATTTAAAATATGTCGGCTATGTTGATAATGGAGAAGTTTATTTTGAATAAGACTTGGCAGGCTGGCATTGATGTCGGTCTGATTTTCGAAAGGCTCTAGAAAATAGATTAGGGCTTTTTTTGCATAAAAAAGACCTTGTCCAAAAGGTCGGGGACTTGGAGGGGAGGGTCTCCAAGAGAGTTGATTTAACAGTATTTTATTTTACCTTTTTCATAATAATCTCCCTATAAAAACCGCCCAATCGGCGGTTTTTTTGCTGGAAGGGCTGAGAAATCTGGATTTTCATCAATTTGATGTCTTTTATGTTATAATGAGTCACAAGTAGGCCGAGCGAATCGGTCGGTAGATGGAGGAGCAGAGATGTCAAGAGCGGAGCGAGTTATTCTAACAAATATGTGTATGGTTTACGATGGGAACCGCATTTTAGTACAAAATAAAGTAAATGATGATTGGACCGGCCTTTGCTTTCCAGGTGGTCATGTTGAACATCGTGAATCCTTTGTCAAATCAGTGATACGGGAAATCAAGGAGGAAACAGGTTTGACCATCTATGAGCCTAGGTTATGCGGTGTCAAGCAGTTTTATACTGAAAAGGATGAACGTTATGTCGTTTTTCTTTACAAGACCAATCGTTTTGAGGGAGAACTGGTCTCGTCCGACGAAGGAGAAGTGTTCTGGATTAACCGCGAAGATCTTGATCGCCACTCGCTGGCCTTGAGCTTTAAGGAAATGTATCAGGTTTTCACATCAGATTTGACGGAGCAGTTTACCTATCTGGATAATGGAGAGATCATCAGAGATCAATACTAGGGAGAACCGCCCAATTGGCGGTTTTTTTGCTTGTTTTTTGCGAATTTAGTATAATAGGAACAGCAAAAATAGAAAAGAGAAATGTATGAAAATTCGTGGATTCGAGCTGGTCTCCAGCTTTCCAAATGAAGATTTGCTGCCCAAGAGAGAGACGGCTCACGCAGCTGGCTATGATTTGAAAGTGGCGGAGCGCACCCTCATTGCGCCGGGGGAGATTAAGCTGGTTCCGACGGGTGTCAAGGCCTATATGCAGCCGGGAGAGGTGCTTTATCTCTATGACCGTTCGTCCAATCCTCGTAAAAAAGGCTTGGTCTTGATTAACTCCGTTGGGGTCATTGACGGTGATTACTATGGCAATCCTGGAAATGAAGGGCATATCTTTGCTCAGATGCAAAATATCACAGACCAAGAGGTTGTACTGGAAGTGGGTGACCGCATTGTGCAAGCTGTTTTCGCACCATTTTTGATTGCGGATGGAGATGAGGCCGATGGCGTGCGAACAGGTGGCTTTGGATCGACGGGGCATTAAGATGAAGGTCATCTTTGTGCGCCACGGTGAGCCCGATTACAGTGAGTTAGAAGAACGCTCTTATACTGACTTTGGTCTAGATTTGGCGCCCTTGTCCGAGCAGGGCAGACGGCAAGCTCAGGCACTTTGTCAGCATCCTTTGCTGCGTTCAGCTGACTTGCTGGTGTCTTCTGCAGTGACGCGGGCTTTAGAAACGGCATCCTATGTGGCTTGTGCTACTGGACTTCCTCTGAGAGTAGAGCCTTTACTACACGAATGGCAGGTCTATGAAAGGGGAAGAGAGAACTTTGAAAAAGCTCGAAGCCTGTTTTTAGAAAGTAATGGAGAGCTACTTCCCAATAGCCCTCTTCAGTATGAGACGGCTGAGGAGATGAAGGCTCGTTTTGTAGACTGTATGGCAAAGTATCGAGACTACCAGACAGTAGCTCTTGTAGCTCATCGTATGCTGATCCGTCAGTTTGTGCCAAATGAAACCATTGATTTTTGCCAAGTGATTGAATGTGAGATAGAGATATAGAAAGAGGTTTATCATCGCTAAGAAAAAGACGACCTTTGTCTGTCAAAATTGTGAATACCATTCGCCTAAGTACCTAGGGCGCTGTCCTAACTGCGGCTCCTGGTCTTCTTTTGTTGAGGAGGTAGAGGCTGCTGAGGTCAAGCATGCCCGTGTTTCCTTGACAGGCGAAAAGACTCGGCCTATGAAGCTGGCTGAGGTTACTTCGATTGATATTAACCGGACCAAGACAGAAATGGACGAGTTCAATCGTGTGCTGGGTGGTGGCGTAGTGCCTGGCAGTCTGGTTCTGATTGGCGGGGATCCTGGTATCGGGAAGTCCACCCTACTTCTACAAGTATCCACCCAGCTTTCTCATCAGGGCACCGTCCTTTATGTCAGCGGGGAGGAATCAGCTGAGCAGATTAAGCTGCGGGCGGAGCGTCTCGGTGATATTGACAGTGAATTTTATC